TGTAAGTTCTACATCACCGCCCGCATAGCCTGGAAAGTTAACTGTCGCTTTGAACAGATTGGGACGAGCACCGCCCCCTCTTAATTTTGACTTAAAGTCATCTACACCTAATACAGCCATTTTTTATTTCCCCTTATACCGTGCCAACTACTTCTTCAAAGTCCACACCAGTTCTAACTGCAACAAAGTTCAATGTTACATAGTTAATAGAACGAGCGGGTTTGATGAAGATAGATGCGATAAATTCATTCCTATCAATCACAGCACCAGTGTTGTTTGTTTCGTCACAAACGACACGGAAGTCAGTGATACCTCTTCGACCCTGAATCTCTCGCAAGAATGGTTCGATAATATTTACGAACTCTGCACGAGTAAACTCGTCATTGAACTCAAACATTACGTTGCGACCAGCGATAGCAATTGCTCTTTCGATACCGAGGAACAATCTACGTACATTGATACGATCAAATGCAGAAGGTCTTGATTCGGAAGTCTTATCACCATAAAGCATAATTCCTTCGCCTGGAATATTTGCGATCGGGTTAATACCATTCTTATACAACTGATCTCTTTCCGATTTTGATGGAGAAAGAATAATATCAGTTATACCAAGGTAACGTCCTCGTCTACTACCAGCGGGTGAGAACCAAGGTGCAGCAACCAAGTCTGTTGCGGCCATCAGACCAGCAGTCGATGATGCAGCAGGGATTTTGATGTACTTGTCGTTATACTTGTCATATACTTTCAAGAAGTTGTTGTCTTGAACTAAGTATGATGATTTGGTATATTCTTTGTTACAATTAATAACCGCAGTATTAGTACCAGTATTGATTGCAGCTGCAGATGGAGATGCAACAGCAACACAATCTTTACGAATCGAACCAGCGGTTGCGACAAGATCATTTACAATAGTTTTCGCATCTGTGTCCGTTGACACTAATGGAGAGATTAGGAAATCTACTTCGATGTTATCCACATCTTCAAATTTATCAAATCCTCTTAGAACCGAACCTGTACTTAGTGGGTCAGTATCAGTCTCTCCACTATGGAAGTTCCAAGTTTGTTGTGATGTGCGGCTAACTGGAGAACCAAAGTCTTTGGTTACACTTGGATTGTTAACTGCGCTATTCCAATTAGAAACTGTATCTGAGAATGTTGCGGCAGGGTCGCCTGCACTATCACCAGTAAGAAGTGTGGCGTTCAATGCATTCGCACCAAAGTCCGCATTAGCATTGACTGCATCGGAGTGAGGTACACCAGCGTAAACCCACTGAGATCGTGTCTTCAATACATCTTTGAAGTAGTTTGACGTACCATCAGCATTTTTAGCATTTTTTGCAACAGATAGGAATGGGAATGTTTCTAGTACTGTTCCTTGAACACCTGTGATCGAACCTTCATTGTCATATACAACAACATGAAGTTCGTCATTCTTACCATTCAAAGATGCAATGTATTTTGATGTGCCTGGGACATCATCAAATTCACTAGCGTAGTCCCAAGTATTAAATGCTGCGGATTTTGCAGCTTGTCCGTTATCTAGAGTATCGGTTAACGAACCGAAGACTGATACACCAAGAGAACTACCTAACTTGCCTGGGTATTTCGCAAGGAAAACGCCATCAGAAGAATCTAAATTTACATCTTCAAAGGCATCCGCATTTTTGATCTGTTGTGCTGTGAGTGAACCTAGATTATCGTGGTTACACAAAGCATTCTTGTCACTATCAACTTCACGTACTAATTGTAGTGCGTTGGAGTAACGTAAAAAGTAAGCAGCAGAATGAAAATCTACTGTACTACTTGAGTCGGGTGACGAAAAGGTGCTCACCAATCCATTCTCATCTGAGACTAGAGTGGGTACACCTACTGGCCCCCAACCGAACTTCCCTACAAATGCACCAGTAGAAGTTTGAACATTAGGCACTACGCCCGTAAGGTCAATTTCCTTTACTGTTACCGCAGGAGAAGCAGAGGGTGTGAAAAGTGCCATAACTTTATCCTTTTTTTTTCGTTTATCTAATTATAAGTTATCATAATACGTTTATTTTCAATACTTTTATTTATAATAATAACTATTTATAGAAAACGCTTGACAATTCTTGTAATTGCGTGTATAATCTAAGCTGTGTTTGGGGAGAGTTGAATACTACCAATCTTCGACACCTACGTTCCCTTGAAAACTATGCCAACCCTGATTACTCTGATTATCTTGTTGATCAGCATAATCCAGACCATCATCTATGAATCCTACAGGTGGTACATCATCGTCTATCTCTTTCATCTTCTTCGCAAACATTACTTCTTTCAGATTAATATCAGTCATATCCGCAAAAAATTGTGAGGATACAAAGTAACCGAACATAACCAGATTCATCATTAGGTCATCATGGTTACCATCTGATGCTTCGTATGATTGTCCTCTTGATACGAATGTTGATATTTCTAGGATAGTATTCTCATCAACAATATCGAGTTTGGTCGTTTCGAGGATATCCTTGATCGCAGAACAACCTAGTCGTTTGACTTTTCGATTCATCTCAATACCAATACGATCTGATTTAATCGCAGATTCCATATGGATATTCTCGTACTCTAAGTCTTGGTACAATCCATTACACACCAAAGTACCTTGGTCATTAGACTCAATTACCACATATGCTTCATTGTAGAGATTTGCGTACTTATATATAACATTAGGAAAGAGTATTGGAGATATAGTATTATTGCGATAGACAGCAACCTGTTTGAAAGGTCTCGTGCTAATGTCGATAACGTTAAACGTAGAATAATCCTGACCTCTTCCTTTTGATACGTCTACCATCATAAGATATTCATGTTCTTTGTTGGGACGGTCATATATTAGTAAGTCCCCTCCTTCAAGATGTTCTTGAGGGTTGAATGCTCTAAATGATAACAGTGTTTCGGCATTGATTAACGTATCACCTGTTCCAAAGAAGGTGTTACCGAACTCTTGGTCGAATTGCAATTGTGACGTGTTCGCAATTGTTTGTTTTTTCCATTCCTCGTCCCTGCCTGGCACATCATGCCAGTTGACAGTAAAGGGGACAAACTCATTCACCTTCTGAACTGCACCCTCCCAAATCTTATGGAATGTATTACCGATACCATTTGCGGTAGACGTGATAATTACCTTCGTGTCCTTACCAGCAGAAACTACAGGATAGGTGGATGTATAGAACTCATTCGCACGTTCAACAAACGCAAACTCGTCTAGGAATAGTAGGTTAACAGACATACCACGAATAGAACTACCAGATGTTGCGGCCGCAATAATCCGAGAGTTATTACTAAACTCAATCGAACCTTTGTTGAGTGCCTTAGTCCCAGGCTGAAGAAAGAATGGAAGATTCTCCAACATGAGTGTCACACGTGCCAACATCTCTCTCGCAGTCGCACCTTTGTTTGCAAGAACCGCAATAGTCTTCTCACTATGAAAACAAGCATACCAGATTATGTAACCAACCGAACTGATTGATTTACCAGACTGTCTACAAGCAAGGACGATAGAGAATCGGTTATTATTGAAGTGGTCGAACATCTTCTCTTGATAAGGATATAGTCTAAATGGAACTAGTCCACTATCAAGGGATATTACTTTGAGATATTTTTTACAGAAGTATACAGGGTCTTTAGAACACTTGATGTATTCCTTGACTTCGTTTTCGGTAAAATTGTGTTGAACTCCATCACGTTTGACATTTATATTGCCAAGGTATGATTCATTCTTGTTCGGATTCGGGTTCGACATCTATTACATTATCCACTGGTTTTTCATCATTAATTAACCGTTGTAGGTCTGTAGTTGTTCCTACAAATAGGTTGTTGGTAGTATTACCAACTTGTTTGGGTTGGTCATCATCCTTATTGATTTCTTTGTGTTTCTTATTCAAGTCCATCAGTTTGTCGGTGACATCTGCCATGTTCTTCATCATACCAGATAACACTTCAAAGGCACGAGGATGTTCACTCTCACGTGCAACTTCGATCATCAAGTCCATACTCTCCCTACCCTTCTCAATTATATCATGGTAGGTGTCACGAGATGTGGTGTAGTCATCCTTGATGTTTTTATCATTATTTTTATCAGTCATTATACACTACTCACAATAATTGTTCCTATCATAGTTGAAGGATGTGCAGTACAAACATAATAGTATGTTCCAACAGTAGTAAACGTATACGAAATGTTTGTGTTATTTTCAGTTGCGATGGTATTATTGCCATCATCCTGATACTCTAATACGTGTCCTCCAGTAAGATTATTTAGTACTAAAGTATCTCCCACATTAATGGTGATAGTTGGGTCAGTTAAATCCGTGATCGTTCCTGATCTATCACTTTGATCACTGGCAAATGTATAATCAGAACCATCAGCAGAATTAATGGTAAGTGAATATGTTACTGGTTCTGGTGGTGGGGGTGTCCACCCAGACGCTGGCCCACCATCTACTACAACATTTCCATCACTATCTTGAGTAGTTGTCAAGAAACCATAGTCACTATCCGCAGATACACCACTTGGGTCTAGTGTGGTCACTTGAGTATTTAGGTATACATCACTGTCGTTAAATCCTGATTCCATCATAAAGAAGTTGTTACGAACTTCACGGATAATATCACCAGTACCTTCAGGCCCATATAACGCAATTTTCATATCAAAGTCTAATGTGTATATGATAGTTCTACGTTGTTCAACCGCACCTTCGAAGTCGTCCGAGAATGCTGTACTAGTCAACGAGATGGGTACGTCTTCGGTCAGACTCGGAATATCTGCGAAAGGTTTAATAGTTGCGGTATACTGAGGTGCAAAGTATGGAAGAACCTGTTCAACAATCTGTAGTGCATCGTCTTGTGACTTTGCGTAGATGTTCAACTGGAATGAAATCGTGTAAGGTGTTGCAGTATAAATCTTTTGACGTTTTGTTATCTCATTTGACGCCTTAGATATATTGTTGACCTTGGGTAACTGTCGAGTCGGGTCATATGCCATGTTGGTGATCTCAAATGACATACGAGGAAGTTTCATTGCAACTCTACGTTCTGCGTTCTCACCCTTAGACATCTCTTCTAGTCGAGAGATAAAGTTTCTTTTGGGTGCATAGGATAGAGGTACTTTTACCTGAGAGATGGTCTCGCCCGAACCATTATGTCTGAGTACGTGTAGATTATTGAACAACGAACCAAATACCGATACCGCAGTTCTTACTCTCTTATGATAAAACCATGTTCCAAACATTATAAGTCCCCAAATGGATTACTCTCTGAAAAGTCGAGGAAGTCACCCTCGAAGTCATCAAAGATTTTATTCTGTGCATCCTGTTGAATCTCTTGTAGTTCTTCCACAAGTGTCGGTGTTGCCACTGCACCAGAAGTAACACCTGTTAGTTGTACACCTGTCGCAAATGTGTGATACTTACCATCAGTTGCACCAGCGTGTGCGATTTTAACTTTCTTGGTGTCTCGTGTGAATGCGGTCACTTCACCCTTCATATCATGGTCACTAAACACTTGTTTGACAGTTTCACCAACTACAAAACCAGACCCAGCGGAATCCAGAGTCAATTGATATTGGAATGCAGCGTCTTCTTCAACACCATCAATAGTATCAATACCAGTATCCAAATCTTCATCATTATATTCGAACAATTCGCATTGCATCTTGAATGTGGGAAGATTACTCAACTGATAGAATGGAGTTTCGGTTTCTACCTTACGAATCTCGAACAGAGACTCCGAAAGTGTTAGATAGATTAAGTCACCTTCACGTGGTCGGAAGTTATTTTCTGCAAGACGATTACCTACTAGAGACTTCCATCTTCTTCTTGAAACAATAAAGTTTGCTTGGTCACGCAACTCAATACCAAACTTAGTGAACAGGTCACCCTCACCATCAAACGCCTCGGTGTTTTCGATGTACATCTCTACCTTATATGCGTTCCCGAAACGTGAAGGTACGTCATCAAGAAAGACATTATCTTTGTTGACAATTTCTCGTGGGAGGTAATATACATCCTGTCCATACATCTTGAGGGCTTCAATTATGATGTCCTCATAGACTGTCTGTTCAGAACGAACACCTTGTTTGAAGTATGGGTTCGTTGCCATTATGTTATCCTACAAAGAAGTCTGGTGGAGTATCGTATTCGTTATATAGTCGTTGACGAGTGACTTCAATTTCTTGTTTTGCATCTTCTAATATCTGTCTACCATTCAACTGTACACCGCCTGGCAGTGTCATTCCATCAAACTTGATTAGATTCTGTCCCCACTGTTCTTTGATAAGTGAAGTCGCATATTCTTTTAGGAAGGTGTTGTCCCAGACTTTACCAGAACCATCTCCATCACGACCGACCCATGCTTCTATGAGAATCTTGTCACCTTCTTTTAGGTCACCATTTTCATTAAGGTCACCAAAGATTTCTAGTGATGCACCATATCGGTCGAACTGAATCTGTGGAGTACCATTTAGTTTCATATCAAGAAGTGACACATACTGTTGCATCTGTTCGAAGTACTGAATACCTTGCATTCCAGAAGTTAGGTCATACATATCATTGAGTCGCATTTGATACTGAACATCAAACATACCAGAACCAGATGCAGAATTGTTGATAGGTAATACACGA